TTCTTTGTCAGCTGATAGATAATTGCACAGATCATCTCCATATGGGCAAGTTCTTTATCCCAATTCTTTTGGAAATGAATCGCATAATAATATGAAGGAACTCGTATTTTCTTCTATCAAAATACTGCGCAAAATAGATGATACAATATTCAAGCCCCTTTTTTGCCCCCTCATTCAGAAAGCCCCGGAGTCAATTCTCTAGGGCTTTCTTGATGACTATTTGATTTTCTTCAATGACAAGTGTCACTGCTCTATCGTTTGGTGTAACTCCAAGTGCCTTGATTGCATCCATCGGAAGTGAGATTCTGCAAGTGTATGCGTTCTTGCTTGCGTTTCCACCAGCTTTTGCAAACATTACGTTTCTTTCGATTTCTTTCATTATGCTTCCTCCGCTTTTATTTTTGCTCTATATTCATTTCTTTCTTCTATCAGTTTTTCGATATTTGCGTTAATTCCACGCTTCATTTCTGCTCTGTACTCAATTATTTTCGTATTTTTCTTTCGGCAATAATCAGAACATGTGTTTGTTGCTGTATTAGAAGAAAAAACACGTCCGCAATATACGCAGATTTTCTTTTTCTCTTTCCGCCGTTCTACTTTTTTAATGTCTTGTCCGGATGCCTTATTATATCCCTTTTTGTGTTCTCGTTGCCATGCAAGTACCGCTTCTCTTTGGCACTCGTCCGAACAATATTTTTGCCTTCCGGAATTAACAACATATTCAGCTCCACACAATTTGCACTTGTCGATACTTCCGATTGGTCTAGTTGCACCTCCTCTTTTTCTTGCTCTTTCGTTTGCTTCTCTTTGCCTTATTCTGCGACAGTTCGGACAATAGGATGCACGTGGACCTCCCAAAAATTCAGCTCCGCACGATTTACACGTTCTTGTACGCATAACATTACTTTTTATAACTTTCGCACACTCATCGCAATATGTTTTGTCCGTTCCTCCGTAAAAAAGCTTTCCGCATTTTATACAAGCTCTTTTTGTCCTTTTCATTTTTTCTCCTTTATTACAATACTGCAATCACTTCTGCTTCTTTGATAATGATTTCGTCAACGTCATTTCCATATTCCATTGCATTACCGCCGATTAAGTATATTTTGTCCCCGTAAGATTTTATGGCTTCAAGCATTTCTTTGATGTTGCTCTCAGATATTTCAAGTGCACATGTTCCATCAAGTTCTCCAGCGTCATAGAATCCAGCGTAAACACCGTCTGTGATGTATGGATATAACAACTCTGTGCAGGCAAAGTCTGCGTACTGAGGATCCTGGAAAAGCTGATGTGAATTATCCATTACTTCACCAATCTGATAATCTCTGCTGTCTGCTCTAATTCCGATGTAATCATATTCTGCTTCTTCAATGATATTTCTGATTTTTTCGATTGTCATTTTCCATTCCTCCTTGAATTTGCTTGTCTTCTTTAGCTATCTTTATTATAACGTATTGGACACCAATAGTCAATGCTTTTTTGTGATTTTCTGCATTAAAAAAAGACTACGCTTTTCAACGTAGCCTTTAAACATTTACTCAATCCATGCCTGGAACTTATCAATGAATCTGTCCTTGTCTCCGGCATATCCATCCATGCCGCTTGCTTTCAGTGTATCGACCTGATCTGCGTAGAAGTTCTTATTGTTCTGTACTGACACTCTGTAATGAACCATCTTGTACTTATATCCATCTGGTGTGATGTAGTACAGCTCGATAGCAAGAATCTCTGAACCGTCTCCGAGGATACCATTTTTCTTGTCATTCAGATCATAGCTATTACCGAATGTGAGGTATGGCAGCCAACCATTCTTTCTTGTGTACACTCTACAGCGGATCCTTCCTTTGCTCACCTTGATTGCAAGCCACTTGATCGATACATTATCACCTTTTCCAGCCCAATCAATCTTGTTCACTACTGGAGACCACCATCTATCCGTGAAAGCCTGATATGTAATATCAACCTGTCCTAAGTCTTTCTTCTCTGCTGGCTTAGATGGTGCTGACGGTGTAACAGGCTGAACAGTTCCACCAAACTCCATGTAGCAATGGTTGACATCAACTCTTCCGTTAACTCCATCTACTTGTCCATCTGATGAATATTGCCAAATTGCATACTGGTCTTTGTATGTATCTTCCGGAAGATTCTTGTATCTTGCCATCCATTCAATGTACTTTCCGCGAACAGTTCCAAGATAGCCGTTAAACCAACTCAGTGAAGCATAGATTCCAGGAACATAACCATTAGCCTTGAGTCCTTCACAGACAATCTCACAACATCTAGGAGCATAGTGTTGTGTTCCAGGTTCTTCAACATCAAGGAAAATCGGCAACTGGAATGTATGACCTTTAATCAATCGTAAGATATGGTCAAGTTCACTCTGTGCCTGTCTGTCACAAGTAGCATAGCTATACAGATATGCTCCCGCTGGGATTCCAAGTCTTTCGCATTCTGAAAGGTTGCGAATCCACTGCTTATCATCCTGTGATATGATATTATCTCCATATCCACATCTAAGGATAGCTCCGGCACAGCCGGATGCCTTTACTTTTTCCCAGTTAATGACTCCGTTATGATAGCTTACATCAATTATTAACTTACTCATACCAGCCACCTTCTTTCAGCTCTGCTTTCTTCTGTTCAATCTCCGCAGTGTGTTCCTCTGCAAACTTCTCCATAACTTCAAGTGATGTTCCTTCGTTGTCGGAGATTTCTTTTGCTGAAAGTCCGTAAGCGAAACTCTTAATTGTTTCTTTAATTGTCTGTTCTGTCATGATTCTTCTCCTTTCTTGCACTGGTGCAATTCCTGGGCTGCTTCTTTCGGAAGCTCTTCTGTCATATCATCGAGGAATTTCTGAATCCATTTCTTGATTTTGGTTGGTACTGGAAGTCCGCATAATGTCATATTCTTGAGGATGCTAACCAGTTCGTACAATATGAATAATAGGCTGAAAAATTCGCAGATTCCCATCTTATCAATTCCAAGAATCTGTACATATTTCTCAGGTACCATGCCTAATACATTAATATGCATAATCACGTCCGTTGCCATAAGGAATCCTACTGACAGGAGCATTCCTGCTTTCCGAATTGCTCCGTCGATTCCTACGCAGCTGTTGAATTTGTGTTCTTTAATTGCTCTGAGTACACCAAGTATCGTATCTAAAGCAACCGCTATCAGCAAAATTTTTACAAATGAATTGCTTGACAGCAATGTGATAATCTTATCCATCATTTCAATCCTTCCTTTCTAAAATTTATATTTTGGCCGTTTTTCTCCCCACAGCAAGTATCTTATCCAATCATCTAGATAGACGGCTACAGCCGACAGGAAGAACCACAATACCGTAAATTGCGGACAAATCTGTCCAAGCAGATTTCCTGGAAGATTGCTGTAGTCCCATACATTCCAGTCCAATATGATATTTACTATAATCCCGGAAATCAGTTCGAGCCCTGTTATAATTCCTGCTCCTGCTGCCATCTGCCACCGCATCAGAATCTCTTTTTTCTTATGCTCATTGATACATCCAATCAGATAGAATGCTAATCCACCCACGAAGAACATTGTCCAGTGGCTTCTACCTCTGGCGATCAGTTCAATCAATACATAGAGGGTTCCGCCAATTCCAAATAGAATCAGCGGTCTTACCCTTTTCATACGTTTTGAGCCGCAATCATTTTTTTCAATGGCTCTGATTGATATTCTTCCAGAATAGTCATTCCATAAGTTACCTTTTCTACTTCTTCGATTTCTGTCAATGCTCTGATATAGATTCTCAAATCTCTGAAATACGTAACGTGCCATGTTACATATTCCATTGCCGTTGCAGTAATTTTAGCCATATCCGCATTGCTATAGAACTTACAATGTTCCTCTTCATCTGAAGTATGCCACGGAATGTTCTGCTCTCCTGCTGCCACTTGTCCCTGCAATCCTACAAGGCTCGTCTGATCTCTCTCCGTTAATGTGAAATGCTCCGTACTTCCATCTGTAAGCACCACATCCACACCTTCCGCTATCACAGCCTGCTGCGCTGCATTCATCTCATTTACTTTCGCTTCCTGGATCTCTTCTAATGTTGGAACATATGGCTCCGGTTCTAGCTCTGGATCCGGCTCTACATATACACTTCCATCATCTGACAGAATGTATCCGTCTTCCACAGTTTTATACAATGTAGTATATGTTTCGTATTTTCCATAAACCTGTCCATCATTTGTCACGAGATGAAATCCCGACAGATTCTGCAATACACCCTCGATTTTCACGTGATGGAGATCTTGAACTGTTACAGTTCCCATCACTGGTTCTTCTTGATTAAGAAAAAGTATGTTCATTTGTTTTCCTTTCTAGTGGAATCCTTAATTAAATGGCAAATCATATGATAAGGATTCCACATCATTTTATAAAAATTTGCATGCAAATAACACCCGACCTATGCCAAGTGTTTTTCAGATTCTATTTATTTTTCGCTATGCTCTTAAATATTTTTTGTGGTGATATTTAACAGCTTCTTGATCAACTGTACAATATCTTATCGTTGTTTCCGGCTTGGAGTGCCCTGCCATTATCATTCGCTTATAATATCACTTCTTTGTGTATTTTATTGTTACAAAGAATCCGTATCCTGTCCAATCAGTTGACGTAAATATTGCCAATTTTCCTGCATTGATTTTTATTCCAACACAGTTTGCCCAGCTGCCGTCCCGTGGATTTATATACGGAATCGGAAAAATGTCAGAGTATCCGGCTTTATATATATAACTATTTCCGCTGTCAATCCAGGCATAATAGGTATCTGACGGTAAGTTGAGATCGAATAATTCTGTTCCGTTACTTGGAAGATGAGTTTGCCATATAGATTTGGAATAGATCTTTTTCCCAACTACTATTTCCCCTGTCTCTGTTTCGTCATAAGTGATTTTTCGATTCAATTTGCCATTTAATTCAGTAATCTGATCCTCAATCTTCTTCCCCTGTCGTGCATCAAGCGCATACCCGGCCTCTGTCGTAAGCAGATTATTAATCACATTTGCAGTGTTCAGTTTCTTTCCATCCAGTACTTTTCCCTGATAAGCATCCAACACAGAACTTCCTGCTGCTGAAGTTGTCAAATTATTCGCCACTGCTCTGAATGCGGATGTTCCCAGATCTGCGAAGTACTTTGCGATCTTTCCGAGAATAGTTGACATCTTCTCATTGCTTGCTATATTTTCCCTCGTTGATGCCTTTGTGAACGCTACCTGTGTATTAGTATCTACTTTTCCTGTTGGACCCTGAGGACCTGTCGGGCCTGTCGGTCCCGTGTCCCCTTTCGGTCCTGTTGCTCCGGTTGGCCCAGTTGCTCCAGTTGGTCCTTGTGAGCCTGTTGCTCCTTTTGCACCCTGTGGACCTTTCAGATTTCCTGTATATACCCACTTAGCCACAGAAGCTGCTCCTCCTACAGTACATCTATATGTATTTCCCGTTGCTGTGTTCAGGTAATTGTCGTTCATAATGGCATCTGTGATTCCTGAACTGGAAAATACTGTTGCCGTTGTGCTTGTTCCCGTGATTGCCGTTCCCTGTGTCCAGCGGCTTCCTCTGGTTCCGGTTGGTCCAGTAGGTCCAACCACCTGTCCTAGATCAATCTGTCTTGCTGCCATTGTATATTCCTCCTAGCTTTCGTATACTGCGATCAAGTGTCCTTTGCTGATCTTGAATGTCGGAGTCTGTCCATCCTTACCGGTTGCTCCTGTCGCTCCAGTTGCACCCTGTGGGCCTGTCGCTCCGGTTGCACCTGTATCTCCTTTTGCTCCCGTATTTCCTTTCAGGCTTCCTGTATATACCCACTTAGCTGCTGACGCTGCTCCACCTACTGTACATCTATATGTATACCCAGTAGATGTGTTCAGATACATATCATTCACTAATGCATCTGTAATTCCTGAACCCGAAAATACTGTTGCTGTTGTACTTGTTCCCGTGATTGCTGTTCCTGCGTTCCATCTGCTGCCACGTGTTCCAGTTGCTCCCTTGTCTCCGGTTGCTCCCTTAGCCCCTGTATCTCCTTTTTGTCCCTGTGGGCCTGTCATTCCAGTAGCACCTGAAAGATCTGTGATATAGGTATATGCTGTCTTTCCTTTTATATAGAGTTTCGCATTATCGACATCATTGACATTTCCTGTGTCGATCATGACGAACTGTCCTTCTTTCACTCCATCTGAGGAGAATCCAGAATTCATTGCTGACACGGAGGCGAACGTTTTTGCGATTGCGAACGGATCTCCCTTATCTCCTTTTGCCCCGGTTGGTCCCTGTGGACCTGTCGCTCCAGTTGCTCCTTTTTCTCCCTGTGGTCCAGTCGCTCCGGTTGCTCCGGTTGGTCCCTGTGGGCCTGTCGCTCCGGTATCTCCCTTTGCGCCTTTTAGGGAAGCGATATACTGTGCTTCTGTTTTTCCTGCATTTCCAGACTGTGCAAGCCATATCTGATACGCTGATTTGCCTGTCGGTCCTGTTTCGCCCTGTGGTCCCTTTGGGCCTGTTGCTCCAGTTGCTCCTTTTTCTCCCTGTGGCCCCTGTGGTCCGATAATTGATCCTAAATCTACCTCTCTTGCCATGTTTTTTCCTTCCTTTCTTTTAAAAAATTGTTTTATAATAAAAAGCACCCGCCGAAGCCAGTGCTTTCTATCCTATAAATATATTGCGATCAGATGTCCATCTCGTACTTCAAATTCCGGTGGTTTTCCATCTTTTCCTTTCAGATCTTCCAATGGAACAAGATCATTCCAGTCATTTTGATTTGTATATCTCCATTGCAGAGCTGTACCATTGTTCCGGATCTCAATCTCATTTCCTCCGGATGTATTCAGTCTTACCTTATCTCCTACCGGTTGGCCTTGAGACATAAGCTGCAGATTGCCATCTGTGATGGTGATATTGTCGGCTTTTGTTTGTAGAGATTCTAATACCTGTTTTAACACTTGGTTTTCATTTGATGCGTTGTAGTCAATTGGTTTTTTTCTCTTGATTACCGGAAGTCTTACTCTCCCAATGGTTTTTCCTTCCTCTGAACTTGATATATAGATATAAGCATCTATATCTTCTCCTTCCGTCAAGAAATCATTTGGAATATCTGCTATAATCTTGTCACATATCACAGTTGCTTCAATAATTTTCGCCGGCCTACATCCGCGCCAATATGAGAAATGGACTTCTACAGCCTCTTGTTCAGATGGTAGGTTAAGTCCCTGAATCTGCAGTTTCTGTCCATAATCCCATTGTGTCAATCCGTATGCAGTCTTTTCTTTTTCTCCCTCTTCGAAATATACTCTTATCATGCTGTCACCTCCTCCAATACATATTTCAATCTTCCATCCACAATTTTCAACGGTGGGGCTGTATCGTATGAGTCGTATGTCAGGATAAGATGTCCTGATTCTACCGACATTGCAAATACTCCCTGGTTCAATGATGTAATCACTGCATTCGCATCTTTTCCTGCCGGCCCTTGTGGTCCAACTGGTCCGGTATCACCTCTTGGACCCTTTTCTCCGTCTTTTCCTGGTTCTCCCTGAATCCCCTGTTTGCCCTGTGGGCCAGTTGCTCCGGTTGCTCCTCGGAAATCTCCATTTTGTAGCTTTTTTGTTAGTGTCTCACTAATCTCTTCCGCTGTCTTTGCAGCATTCTCAGCATGCTTTGTAGCTTCTTCCATGCCTTTTATGAAGTTGTTCATCCATCCAGCTTCATTCTCGCTTTCCGAAACATCTCCTTCACTGAAATTCCGATGTACTTCTATCGGCTGATCGAATGTTACAAGCGTCTCCTCATCCATTGTGAGTACAATCTGAAGCACACTTTTTCCAAGTTCTGCGAATGTCTGGTCTTTCACAATCACCCTCACGGTATTCTCAATGATCGGGCATACATTATATGTTGCTTTTTTTGACGGCTTCAACACGAATGCTTTTGCCGTTGCCCCTTCCGGAATCTCATAATCCCGGAAATGGAAATAGATTGGGAGAGCATTCGTCCCTCTTACATAATCAATCTTTTCCTTAATCCTGTTCTCCAGCACATAGACATCTCGTTCTATATAGTTCACTTTTCTCACCTCCTTATCCAGGAATCCATCTGACGATATACAACCCTTGCACCGGTGCAACTCCGCCTCCTGGATATCTCAGCACATACTTCCACGGAAAGTTATAATATCCATGCACATGAATCTCTTTTCCTGTCTGATCCCCCGTCTGTCCTCCGGTGATTCCACCGAACTCATTTTGCGAAGCTGCTACTAGCTGTCCATTTCCAATCGACATTTCTGTATGGCTTCCTGGTTTCAGCAGGACATCTCCCCGGATCAGTCCTGATCCTGTAGACAGATTGACCTGTGAAGTCACATCCTCGAAACCTGCTGCCAGAAACACATCATACATGCTTCCTGTTGCCGGTGTGTATCCTGGCCTCGTATTCAGCCCTGCATTGTAGTATGCCCAGCAGATTAATGAGGAACAATCGTAATCTGGTCCGTCTCTGTGCGCCTGATCGTATCCATGACTGTTATCGTTCGCAATCGATATTGCCCATTCCACTGCCTTTTCAATAACCTGACTCCCGGCATCGTATTTCTGCAAGTAGTCATACCACTTTCTTGCGCAGCTCCGTCTTTCGGATTCAACCTCTACACCGGCACGCTCGAAGTTCTTCAGGAAGGCACTGGCCAAGTATTCCGGAGACTCTGAACTGCTCTTGAACTGTTCCCAAGTCATTCTATAAGCACTGGTGGAAATCCACTGACCTTTCGATGCTGACAGTGCATCAATCCAATAGAGCTGACCATTAGGATCCGTGATATCGTACTCGTTTGAGTTCGCCCAGTCTGTGTAATTTGTAGCCGGTGTCCACTGGACAAGTCCGTATCCTCCACTGTAATTTCCTTCTTTCAGGCTCTGCCACAGTCCTGGATTGATGTTGGATTCTTTCTCCATATTGCCGAGGATACCGCCAATCGCGTTCAGGGTCCAGCCTTTGCCCGAGAAGTACTTCCATACTTCCAGTGCGTTTCCTTGCATCTGAGCCTCTGTCAAATAATTGTTGCTTATCGTCCAAGACATCAGATTTCACCCTCTTTCGTTGTTCCTCCCATAAGAAATCCGTTTTCAAAGTCCATATATGTCCCGTCTGAAAACACGGCTCTTCCTGTCTTTCCTGGCAATCCTCCGGGTCCGATTTTATCAGTATCGAAATATATCGCATCACTAAATATTCTCATCAGCGTATGTGAATCTGTTGCATCTTCAAATGTTCCTCCGTATCGAACCACAATTGCATCTCCTGACCTCTCTATGAATATAGGATTGCTTTTATCTCTCTTGGAAAACATAATTGAACCGGATTTTATTTCTGTTCTTCTGTTCAATCCACCAACATTCTCACACACATAACTTCCAATAGCATAGACTCCATTCTTGTCAAGACGGACGATTTCTTTTCCAGTTGCATCCATCACTCTTGCAATACCGTTTCCGTTATCCTCGCCACCAAGTTCCAGTGTTCCACCCTTGATTCGGTCAGCAAGCATCGTCCCGGCAACGATAAAATCTGCATAGAATCCTTTTCCTGTTCCGAAAGTGCTCCACTTCCAGTCCCTTCCATCAGCTGTGCGTTCTCCAGCAATTTCAAAACCAAGCGTTCCAAGACACATAGCACCAAACGTTTCAGACTTCGGATCAAGATCTTCAAAAAGAATTGACCTTACCGTCTGCTTTTTTGCGACCGTAGACTGTGCTTTCATCTGAGCCCTAACGCCATTGATGATTCCTTGGATCTGCTGCCCGATCACAGTTCCATCTGAACGGATTGACTGGTCAACCCGGCTCATTACAGAAGAAGCATCGTCCAGAAAATTGTATTGAAACTCTCCTAATTTCACAAATGTCAGCTTGTTCCTAACCGCATCCCATTCCAACTCAATCACTCTTGCATCTGACTTAATTCCAAGTTTTGAGTGATTACAGTGCACGGTATCTCCTAGTGATACCATTTCCAGGCTTTTTACATCTTCGTATAGTTCTGTATTCTGCAGAAGCTCCATGTCTGCTTCAATGCTTACTTTCGGCTTATCCACACCTTCGTCATATTGTTCCTGGCATTTCTTTTTCAACGCTTCCTCTAGCTGTTTCTGCGTTTCACATATTGTCACTCCGTTCTCTTCGTCATTCTCCTGCGCATCTTCACGCATTTTCACATCCTCGAACTTCATTGTTCTGTAATGTATTGTCGGATATTTTTCAATCAGAGGTGAGTCCACCCACGGTGTGTCTCCCTCGATCATATATCCATTGTAAGATTTTGGAACAATCCTTGTAGCAACTTCACTCATGTCTACCATCTCTGAAAAGCCATCCTTAACTATGTTTTTTCCATACATCACCTGTACACCATAGTCTCCTCCTGCTTTTTCATTGATGATCACTTGATAATTATCATACAGGATTTCCCCGCCCCATTTGGAAACAAATGCATTATCATCACTTCCATTGATTGCCTCTATCAGGTTCATCGTCTGATAATAGGCTGTTGATACCTTCTTGATGTCCGATTTTGCCTGATATTGCGGAGCTTTCTCTGTCATAATGTCCAGAGCCTCCTGTCCACTTTTGTTTGTTGGCCTGACATCTACCAGGAAACAATCTTCTTTAGCATCCATAAAAATAGGAGTAAGTTCTGCACTTACCCCCGAATCTTTCTTTTCTTTGCTTCTTATCCGAAATAGTTGGATCCCATTAAAAGATGGCATTTTCACTACTGCATTTTCCTCAATGTACTTCCATCTTCCTTCTAGGTCAATCGGATGTTCTATATTCGCTGTCCATTCTCCATTGAGGATGACATGAATAATGGCTTCTTCCGGAAGCAGTGTCATATCTCCATTATGTCTATAATCTATATTATCCTGTCTGTATATCTGAATCATAAGCACCTCCAGTTTGGAATCACTTCCAGCTCGAATCCATCTGTGATTGCTATATCATTCATTCCTTCCTGTAGCACAAGATCGTCATAATCTCCAAATACCGCTGTATTGCTCAGTGTTCCATCTTCGCGGTAAGCCAGCTTTCTGTCTGTATCAATCGTCAGATTCTGCCCGACATCAGCTTCCATTCTCTTTCCATTAACTATCAGGCTGCATCTTCCTTCTCCATAGATTCTGTAAGTTGGGTAAGATATCTCATATGGATTCCTCTTCACTTCTTCCGCCGAATGAGGATGCTGTCCCTTGTCCAGATACCGCAGACCATCCTTTGTTGTGAAGATTGCTGTAAAATTGCAGATTCTCTCACTTGTATGCTCTGCTTCATCCATCTGAACTTTCAGGATTTTGTAAAAATGTCCTGGATCTGTCCCAAGTCTTAGCTTCTTATTTCTTCCCGACAGCCACTTTCGTGCTTTTCCAAGACGATTCTCCCAATCTTCACTCTTTCCTATAAAATTGAATGATATCTTAATCTCTGTTGATTCGTAGCCCCCATCCAGCAGATACATGGTTCCATCACTCCCCGGTATTTCTATCGAAGATTCTTTTCTTACTGCTGTTGGCATTGAAGGAAGCTCTTTCGCATAGATCTCCATGCTTGAGCCTGATATTCCGTTGTATTCTACTTCCATCATGCTCCCGCGGCTCCTCTCTTCCACTTAATGTTCTGAGACATCTTCTTAATCACCGCATCCGTAAGGATCTCAGCAAGCTTCTTGTCTCCAAGCTCAATGTTATTTTCAATCACGAACGTAAGTTCTGACAGTGCTTCTGCAATTAATTGAGCAAGTGCTGCGTTATTTGCCTGCATCTCATCACGGATATATGTCTTCAGCAAGTCGATTGGAAGAACCGCCTCTGCTCCTGCTTCTCCACCGCCCATTGCTCCATCTCCGTTCATGCCGAAAATAGTTGGGCTGTTCAAGATACCGCCGTTTGCGTACCAGTCAACCGAAAACTTTGGAACTTTTGGTGGAACAAGCGACCATTCTCCACTCGCTTTGAAATGTGGAAGTTTAATTTTGGGAAGTTTCCACTCAAAGTTGAAGAATCCCTTGATTTTGTCGATTACTCCCTTGATGAAATCACGAATCGATGCAAACACTGCATTAACTCCGTCTCTGAACCACTCGCATTTTGTGTAAAGTGTAACGAAAATTGCAATTAACGCAACAACAGCTGCAATAACCAAAAAGATTGGATTCGCCATAAGAATTGCGTTAAATGCTGCGAAGGCTGTTTTTGCCCCACTGATGGTTGGTGTTAGCTTTGACGTTACATCAATCACAGTGGACACACCACCAGAAACCTTGCTGATTATACTGAAGACGGGCCCTAGTGCTGCAACCAACAGCGCACACTTTATAATCATTTCCTGTGTACCAGGAGACAGTGAATTCCAACTACCAATGATGTCATGAAGAATCGGAGTAACAATGTGTAAACAATCCGCAAGGACTGGTCCTAATGCATTTCCAACTTCAAATCCAGCATCTTTCAATTCGTTCAGTGTCAATTTAAACTGGTCAGCCGGATCCAGTGTAGCTTCAAATGTATCGTTGACACTTCCGAGGTTATCATTGAGCGATGCGCCTAATTCGTCAAAGTTTAGCTTTCCACTTTGGCAGAACTCTGCGAGTGCTGGACCAGCTTTCGCTCCGAACAGTTCAACCGCAGCATTGTAAGCCTCAGAAGAACTCCCTGCATTAACCATCGTATTCTGCAGCTCTGACAGCGCATCTTTCATGCTCTTACCCTCTTTTGATGCATTGACAAGGGCTTTCTTAAGTCCTGCCATAACTGCACTTGTGTCAACTCCTGATGTCTCGCACTGGCCAAGAAATGTAGCAGCGTCTGCTGCAGACATTCCGAGTTCTTTGAGTGATGCAGCGTTGCTGACCATTGACGAGGACAACGTATCCATTGAGATTCCAGTGTCCTGTCCGACCTTATTCATTGTGTCGAGCAGTGCACCAGCATCTTCAGCTGTCAGGTTGAATGCCTCGATAACTTTCTGTGTGCTATCAATGGAAGAAGATACATCTGTATCATTTAATTCTGCGAACCGAACAAACTTTGCCGACAAATCTTCCAGTTCCTGTCCTGTCAGATGAAACCTTGTGTTGACCTCTCCGACAGCCGAACCAGCTGTTGCAAAGTCTGTCGGAATGGTTTTGGCTATATTCCTTGCAGAATCCTGCATGTCTTCCAGTGCATCACCAGTAGCGCCCGTCTTCTGCACGATGATATCCATTCCTTCATCAACCTGCGCCCATGCTGCCATAATTCCTGTGCCTGCTGCCGCAACTGGAGCCGTCACATTCTTTGTGAGTGAACTTCCAATCTTTCCGGTGGTATCGCTGAAGTCCTTAACCTTCTTGGAGTAGTCTTCCAGTGTCGCAGCACCGCTTTCCAGCTTCTTATTTACATCTTCAAGTCCGCTCTTGTAGTTATTCAGAGATGCTTTTGCATTATCCAGCTGCTGCCTTGTTTTGGAGATAGCAGCTTCGTCTCGCACTTGTGCATTCTCCTGTGCTTTCAAGATTTCTGTCAGCCTATTGACTTTCTGCGTATACGCTTCTGTCTGATTCTGTAGATATTCCTGCGTCGCTCTCAGTTTATCGGCTGACGATGTACTTTTATCCCATTCAGACTTTGCAAGTTTAAAGGCTGACCTGTTCTCATTGACCGCATTGTTTACATCCGTCAGTGATTTTCTAAAGTCAACCGCTCCATCTGCTTTAAAGGTCAATCCGACAGTTTTCAAGCCGTCATTACTAGCCAATCAAAGCACCTCCCTTCCGTTTTTCTAGTTCTGTGAATACTTCCAGGCATTCATTAAAAAAGACAGGATCTGAGTTCCAAAATTCATCTTCACTCATTCCCATCTTTCTTGCACACACCATGTATTCTGCCCAGTCGATGTCTATTGCCTCGCTGACTTCTTCGCCCTCGGAGCAACAGACTTCTTCGCCTGTTCTTTTTTTTTATATTCGTTGAGTCTTTTTTCAAACTCCTCGAAAATCTCACGGATGCTGTCGGCATCCATCGGAGTCAGCATCATTGCCTCTTCCTCGTCTACTTTGAGACCGTTTGACCGAAGAATCACATAGATTAGTTTGCCTGCAAGTTCGACATTCTCCTCTTCGGTCAGATCTTCCTCTGTTCTTCCGTCCAGTTTTTTGTCAATCCCATTCATTTTCACTAGATATAAAGTGTAAAAATTAACTTTTACTTCTAATTTCGATCCGTCTGTTAATTTAATCAGCTTGGATTTCATGCGATCACGCTCCTACTGCTGTTGTAAGGTCTGCATCCGTCAGAATCGGCTTAGCGAAGAACTTCTCTTCTGTAAGTCCTGCCGGTGCCGTGGACTCTGTGACCTTGCTCACGATGTTTCCTGCTGCATCAAACGGATATGCCCTGATCTTAATCGTGTCAGTCTGCTCACTTGCTTTTTCCTCAGATGTTGCAATATCATCGGAGTTTTCAACAAGCTTGCATTTTGGAAACCACTCATAACGAGATTTTCCGTTTTTCAGTTTTACAACCTTTCCATAAGCAAAGAATGGTCTTTCGCTCTTTCCACCAGCGAGGATAAGTCCGCCTGTTCCTTTTGTCTCTCCGCGCATTTTGGAGATTGTATCGTCCGGGAATGCGATCACGGATACCTCAATGTCGATGCTGGACATCGGTGAATCTGAATCATAGATTTTTCCGGATGCATACACATCACTTGTCTCGGAGTTCTCAGTTACCTTTACGCTCTTAACGACTTCTGTCTTCTCAACATCAGCCTCGTAAGTGCCATCATACTCTTTGCCCTCTGTTGCATCAGCAAAACACATGTACTGCGCTCCGACTGTCTGTTTCATGGCCGGTTTTTTTGTATTAATAGACATTAGTCAACCTCCTAATCGAAGATGCTCTCTGTCATCTTCTTGTAGTATTTTTCTTTGTTTCTTTCAAAGAGTGGCTTCAAGTGTGCCCTTGCTGCCATCTTCCTGGTTCCATGCTCAAGCATTGGACCGTAGTATTTGCCCCATCCAACAGATACACTTTTATCTGTTCGTTCCGCTGCGAATGTGTTGACAATATGAGTATATCCAGGTTTGTTAATTTGGCTTCGAGGTTTTGGCAGTCTGAGAAGATCTTTTACAAACTCCTCAGCTCCTACCTCGACCGCATCCAGTGCCTTATCATCAGACACTTTTTCTGCATATTCTTTTATCAAGTCTTCAAATTCGCTTAGTCCTGAATCAATGAATTCTATTTCCTTGCTCATTCAATCGCTCCGTCAGTTGTGATGGAGAAATAAGAATGCCACACTTTATCTTCTGTGACAAATTCATGAGCTATGGCCGGATGGTAGCCAAGCTCATTCAGACGTTTTTTCAGTTCGATTAACTTTGGATTACGAGGTTTCTTTGCGTAAAAACTAATCTGCCATGTGATTTCATTCTCATAATCATCACCAGATGCCATTGCGTCTTCCCACATGATTTCCCAGTAATCAATTCTCGGAAATACTTTTTCATTTTTGAGACTACTGACTCCCTCGTTAACAGGACAGCCTATATCGTGCAGAATCTCACTTAATTCTTTCTGTGTCATTGATTACCTCTCTTTCATATGCCGGTGTCTTCAATGTCAATTCTGACTCCCTGAAACCGTCTTTTGTGGTGGTATGTGCTACGTTGTAGACCTCATGTTGTTCTCCGTCAATGATGCAGACGCACTTACTATCCACACCTTTAAATCGTGGTATTGCGAGCTTCATGGTCACTTCCACGCTATCCGCTGAAAGCTTTGCTCTGGTGGTGTCATACACCGAAAGTTCTCGATACCACACTTTCAATCCAATGCGTTCAAGTTTTTCTTCCGGATAGTCCTCTGATTCATCGTTTACTATCCTACGAATCTCAAGGACTCCGTCTACATACTCAGGCATTGCCATTCGCACTCACCTCCGTCTCCATTTGCCACGTAATAATCACGCTTGAATAATTATTCATGAATTCGCTAACTCTGTGGTGGTAAGCATAATATACATAATTTTTCAACAGCATCCTATATGTGAGATCTGTCGTTATACTACAGCCGGGATTCAATCTCCCGACTGTATACTCTCCTTCTTTGATGAGATTGATCAACTGATCGTCATCATAGTAAGGAGGAATCTGGAACTCTTTGAGTACTTCATCTACCAGCGTGGCTAATTCTTCATTACTCATATCTTATCCCTTACTGCTTTGGCACCGTTACCTGTGTTACTGGGAGAACATACTCCTCAAGTTTTGTTACGTCAAAAATAACTGCAACATTGTCATCCACAGCTCTACCGTTTGCATGGCATTTAGCTACGATAAGGTCTGCATCCTCAATCGCTTTTGTCTGATCATACTCGTCAACGCGAACTCCTGCTGTTCCCATTGTGTAGTATCCGGCGATTGTAAATGCAGCCTTTCCTTTTGGGCAGTTAGCATCAACAATTTTTTCGATGTCAATGAATGACTTGTTGACATATCCGCCTGTCAGAGCCTCTCCGTACATACACGGATCCACATATTCTGCTTCGTCTGACGGATTGCAGATAAGATAGAGCTTATCAACCACACGTTTTCCATCATTAGTAAGAGTTTTTCTCACCGGAGCAAGTCCCTTCGGAGAGAATTTTGTAACCGTAGTGAGAACAGTTTTTGCTTTATTTGTTCCGGCTGACTCTACGCTTCCAATCTGACGAAAGATTCCGATTGGACCTGTCTTTCCATCTCCATCGAGGTATCCTTTTACAAGTCCGTCCTGCATGGCCTCAGACAGAATAGCCATGAAATATCTGTCAACGAATTCCATAGACAGCTCTCTGATTGATTTTGGAATAACAAGGTAAGCTGTGAGCTTGTGAAGGTCAATATTCAGAGCTGTTACCTCTGCTGAAAGTTCGCCTTTGATAGCGTCCGTAAGAGGACCCCAAACCGCTGCACCTGAATGAGATGCCACAATCCATTTCTTCACATTTGCCGGTGCCATATTTACAAGTTTCAGGATTGGCGATGCTTTCTTAACATCATCCAGTGTACGATCAATAATCTCTGTCGGAATGATGTCGATCTGGTTTGCTGTGAACGCCTGCTTGATATCCTTAAAGTTCTCGTAGAATTTCTTCTCTTCCTGCGAAAGGTTTCTAAGTCCGAGTTTGCTCTTGTACTCAGCATCTCTGCTTGCTCTTTCAGCCTCTGCTACTACCTGCTGAATCAGATCGGCGTGCATTGCTTCATCGATCATTTCAATTGACTGCATAATTGCTTCTGCTTTCTGATCTGCCGGTGCATTGTCTAGAAGCTGTTTCACTTTGTCTTTTACTTCCTGGCTTAAATCTTCAATCCTCATTCTTCATTTCCTCCTAACCAAAAAATGCACCCCAACCGGTGCTATCCTTTTCTTCCGTCTTTTCTTTTTTCTTATGAGTCAGCTGATAGAACTCAGCTAACTGCTTCTGATGCTCATTTCTGCTTTTCAGTTCCATCTGAAGCGCCTTGTTTTCTTTGATTACCTCCTGCAGTTTCACATCCGGATCATCCTCCTTCTGCGCAACGCCAATCTCATCAATCAAGCCATACTCCAGAGCCTTCTGTGGAGATAAGGTTGTAGTCTTATGCATCATCTCCCGGAGCTCTTCTTCTGAAACCGTAGCCCGCTGCATAAACAGAGCCACACAGCTGTCCATTGCTACATCCAGATTGTCTGCTTCTGCCCTCAGATCTGCTGCATTTCCTGTAACTGTCTCCCACATATCATGAATAACGGCTGTTGTTCCCTGTCCCATGATACGCTTATCACATGCCTGCAAAATTGTAAATGCGATAGAATGACATCCGCCCATTACAATCCCCGTCTTATAGGATCCATGCTGTTGAAGCATGTTGTAAATGGCTGTCCCCTGGTCCACACTTCCACCATTGCTGTTGAAATAGATCTTAATCTCATCTGTTTCTGGAATGGCATCCAGAAGTTCCTTGAAATGCTTGGCTGATGTCTCAGAGTCGTCATACTGCCATGTATCCCAATTGAACGGACCGATTTTTCTAATCTCATCAAAAACGAAAATCTCATGCACGTTATCCGTCTGCTGGAATCTATACACAACTTTTTTCTGTTCCATATTCTTTTCCTTTCCCTGTTATTACTGTTTAACGGACAGCTCCGAGATAATTGGATCACCTCCTATGAATCAGGTTTCTTGTGCCGCATTACTATTTCCCTCCCCTCCGTAATTCTTTGTCAGAGCTCGCTCTGTACTGAATTCTGTATTGAGTAACGGATATCCGACCATCCCTCTGATTTCATCGAGATGGAATCCAATTCCTCTGAGTTTATCAAGATTTACTGCACTGTCCACAACATCAACATGTTTAAAGCGTGCAAGCCATACCATGACTTTCTCGTTTTTACTGCAGTAATCATCCTCTCCTACAACATAAGCTGTCAAAGTATCATTTATCACTTCTGCTACCGGACTGACAGCATATGTGATAAATTCATTTGTTGCATCTGATTTTTCTGTGATATTGCCATTAAATACAGCCTCCGGAATGTCAAAAGCATTTGCCACCTCGTTATTGATCTGCAAAGCCATCTTTGCCAGTTCTTCAGCTTTCACTGCTGTATTTATTTGTAGCTGTTCCACGGATGCATTCTCTTGTTCTGTTAAAACTTCAAGGGTATCTGACGTCAGTAGTTTTTTAATTTTTAAAACATACTGGTCTTTTGTCATTACCTTGTCTGTACCATCTGCCTGCTTTTCTCTGAATGATAATGCATTCGTTCCAAGCTTCAGTTTGAATCTTGGTCGGCTGGACAGCTGCATCATTGCATTAATGGAATCCACCGTCTTATCAAATTGCCCTACTACATTCTGCAAATACAGTCGTATCCTTGCATTGTCATATCTTAGATGAATCACTTCATCGGATTGAAATGTGCTGAAAATTGTAAGATTTTCACCTCCGCAGCTTAACGTCACATCTTTGTAATTCCGCTTCAGCATCACTTCATTTGTGTGTGACCATGATGTTGCTCTGTAATATTTACCATTTAGCGGAATAATCAGAGCTTCTTGTTCTGTTAGTAGCTGCTTAACCACTTCCGTCCAGAACACTGTTCCGCATTCATGGTCATTTGGCTGTACATTTAGCCTGTATTCTTTCTTATTTTTTTCTTTGCTCTCCGTCTGGATCAGTATGTCAGACTTCGCTATTGCCTTGGCGATCATCGTAATTGCTTTCTCGATGGCAAGCTTTGAAAGATTCAGCTTTTCCATGTCAATTGCAATGATTTCTGCTAAAGACTGTATCTCTTTATTTCTGTCTTGAAATAAAAAATCAAACATTTTCTCTTTCTCCTATTAAACATAGATTATCTGAACTTCCAGCTCATCCTTGCAGAACATAGCCACATCAAAAGCCATAAATCCATCATTTTTTCTCAATTTCGGTTCTATCTTGCCGAAATTCTTGTTCCCAAACTTGTCCTCGCTCACGCTTGTGTTATTCGTGTACCACCGCATGATTGCTGATGGTCCGAAGTTGACCATCCTCTGTGAGAACATGGACTGAATAAACGGAGCAATAATTCCTGTTGCTGATGTTATCTTTCTAACCAGCCGAACAATACCATGAGGATTCTTCTTGTCCTCAATCGTGAGACCTCTTTCTTCAAATGCTGTCTTGAATAACGTGTAGCGATAAGTATCCATTGCTATTTTCTTCACATCATAGTCTTGGAACTGTTTCATGCACCAGTCGGCTATTATATTTACATCAATCACCGGACCTTGGACAACTTCAAAATCCTCAAACTCTTCTTGTCCAGCATTGCGCAACGGGAATTTGATTGAATCAATGAACGGAGAGTCTGCGCAGATCCATGTGTGTTGTCTCCATATCCACTCTCCATCATCTGTCTTGGTCAGAACGCCAGCTGATGCGAAGTCTCGCACATCCGCATAGTCAATGCCGATCACTGCTGCCTGTCCTCGCGTGTCCAATGTTATCCGCGGAATCTTTCGTTCCAGTTCTTCCATTGTCTCGCCTTCATAACATGCTCTCAGGACATTTTGCCATGTTGTGACCGTCTCCTCTTCCTTTCGTGCCGATCTGTCCATTCGTTTTGTAATAAATTCGGCACGCTTTGACGGAATCTTCTTCATTTCCAGATAATCATGCATAATCTGATTCGCAAGAATCGGCATATATTCCATCGACGGATTCGCCTTATGCCATGCCTCCGGATCATCAACTTCCTTCATGTCATCAATCTCGCAAATAAAAGGGAAGTACCCTAGCAGATTCTCTCCCGTCTCCAAGATTTCTGCACACATTGCCGAAATTTCATCCAGCGGACCGTCTCTGACATAGCCATCTGTTGTAATGATGAACTCTCTCGAATGCTTGACCTTACCAAAAGAGGATTCAAATACATTGATCTGGTCATAGTTCTCGTAGGCATGGATTTCGTTCAGGACAAGACATCCTGTTCGCTTACCATCCTTGGTCTTTGCGTTCGAAGTGTTGTATTTCATCTCCGATCCTGTTGCCAGGTTCGTGATAAGTTCCTTTGTGACCGAAAACTTTCCCTTGAATTTTGGATTATCATGTAGCATGTCATAAGCTACCTTGAATGTGTCCTTAACCTGGCTCTCTGAGTTCGCCACAATTTCAACATGATAATTTTTCACTCCGTAGAGCGGAGTCTGAAAGAAATTTACCAGCGGCACGATGAATCCATCTTTGCCATTTCCACGTCCTTCCTTGATGAAGAACTTTGAAAATACTGGAATGTCATTTACATACATAAATGCAAACGCATAAATGAACTTTTGGAATGGAAATAGTTCGTAGTAATTTGTTTTGCAGTACTGTAGGCAGTTCCTATATGTTTTTTCATCAAAAAAAACATCGTTTCGCTTCAATGTCGGCTTCACGATGTTTTCTATCAGTAATTTTCTCTTTTTATTTATCCATTTCGGATGCTCTTCGGCATATTTGAGATAATTATCAATCTCTTTACAGGTAACCATCTGTCGGATTCTCCGGTTCTGGTATCGGTTCTTTCAGCTTCAGATCAGCCAAGATTTTCAGCATAGTTGCTGTGGTCTTTTGCAGATTGACTACAGATTCGTTTGCCTTTTCCACACTCACACCATTTCCATTGATGGCTTCATACCGGATTCCTTTTTTCCTAATATCTGCAATCAGTTTCTTTTTCAATGACCAATAATATACATAATCATCAACTAAATCCTTATAGAATTCTGCGTTCATTCCACGCAACTTCAACTGCTTTACTAACGATTCTTTTATCTCCGTCTGTGTCAGTGTTTTCTTCCTCTGAGTCAATCTTTTCACCACCTTTTTCACTCAAATCATGCCATTTTTATCAATTTTTCACTTCTTTTTTCGCTCTTTTTAAGCCTTTTTTGAAGTTATCTGAAAACTTTCCTTCTTATAGTGAGTCCTGAAATTTAACCCCCCTGCCCTTTTCACGCGAGATTTTAAAATTTCTCCAGAGTCATGGCTACATCCCCGTTCTTCACTCAGGAAAAATCGCTGAGAATTTACCGGGGGGTCTATTTAAAAATTGAGGACAGCTGCGGACTCGAACCGCACATGCGACGGCTTGCACCGTCCGCTTGTCTCCTCCTAAGCTATGTCTGCCCTCAGTGTAGCTACCATCTTTCTTTGCTCGCAAGCTTCTTCTTTCTTTGGAATCTTCTTGGAGTCCTTCCATGTCGCAGATTGTGACACTTCACACATAGACTGATCAGGTTGTCATTTTCCAACCCTAGCTCCGGATGCTCTTTTAGTTCAACAATATGATGCACCTCTTCAGCTCTTCTGATCTTTCTGTCTTCTCCTTGCAGGATGTGGCCTGCTGCCACTGCATCCCTCAATCGTTTGCGGCAGTCCTGGCATTCATAGTGATCTCTCTCTAGGATCTGCATCCGCTTATGCTTCCACAATGTTGAGTTGTAAAATTTCTTTGCTTCTTTATCTGTCATAGTATCCTTGTGCCCTTCATACGAAAAGACACCTGCTGGTAAGATAGCAAGTGTCTCTTCCAAGGAGTTCCGTATGTATCTGTCTGTCTTTCGACAATGCCATATTAACACAGGTAAAACTCCAGTGAACTCCACTCTTTAATTAATTTGAATCTTTTTCAGTGCTCTCCCGTGTAACTCGTAGATCCAGCTCTCACTGTATTCCATGAGTTGTGCTATCCTCCACCACTCAAATCCTTTGATATACCTGTAGAACATAACATCTCTTTCATCCTGATCCTCTAGCTTATTAATTCTGTATTCTATGTCCTTATAGGTCTGTACCTGCTTTACTCCCTCTTGATACAGCTTGTCCTCTCTTTCCTGAAGAGCTGCCGCGTAAGAACTTAGATCGCTTTGATTCGATCCATGTGGCATCCCATCATTATTCGATGAAGGATACATCTTCATGTTCCTGATCTCTTCAATCTCTGATTCGATCCTCTTGATTCTCTTCCCATGTTTCCTGTATGCCCTGAGATAGGTTTTCTTCCTGTCGTTCTCGTTTTTTACATTGTTTTCTTCCAGTCTCTTCTCCATTGGCATCATCTCCTATCTTGTACTTTCTTGCCAAGTATTCTGCTACATCTCCATGCCACAACTGCTGCCCCTGTGCTTCAATCAGCTTTCCTGCCTGGTATGCTGGCCGATGAAACTTCTCGCTTTCCTTCCGGTCAGGCGGATGCTCTGCCATAGCAGCATAATGTTCCTTTTGGTTCTGCTGGATCTCTGCTGGACTCCAGCGTGTGTCTGTACTTCTTTTCACTGTTCATCACTCCAATCAAGAGCCTGTCCGCAAAATTTGCAGTATGGCATTTCCCACGTAGTAAGATTTCTGATTGTCTTCATTTCTCCGAATAGTTTCTTACAGCATGGACACAACGCTTGTCCGTTCCATGTTTCAATCTTCTTTTGTCTCTGCTTCTCTAATGCTTTAACTGCCATTTTCTTTGCTTCGATGTTTTCTTCGCTATTGGATGTATCCAACCCCTTAATGATTCTAATTGCATCTTCAATATTCAACTTTCTTTCTCCCTGCTATGTACTCTAAAGACACATTATATGTATCTGCATATTTGATTGCTTCTCCTAGCGTCAGCCCTTTTCTTCCTGTTTCAAGATCTCGCAGTCTTTCCTCCTTCATGTCTAGCTTGACTGCTGCCTCTTCTCTTGTCAGTCCTCTGATTTTTCTTAGATATTTCAGACGGTTTCCGATTGTTCCTACTGGTCGTAATATAACCATTGTAATTAATCCCTCCCTTCGTGTCCCATGCGCAAATGTCGCAATCTTCAGGACATACATTTGCCTTTATTGCTCTTTCGCACATCTCCATTCTTGTTCTTATATCTTCCTCGTAGTCCTTTATGATTCCGAGTTTCCTTAGAATCTTATAAAACAGTGACTTTTTTCTCACGTTTCTTTTTTCCTTCCGTCGTTCTTTCCATTTTTGTATCCACTCAAGCTGCGCTTGATCCTCTTTCTCTTGTCTTGTCATTTTCCACCTCGCTTAATCTGTTCCATGCACATTCCCCTCTTCTAACAGTTCAGGATTGTCAAATACGTTGCCGACAACTTCCATCTCATTTAACTTGATATACGCGTCCGTAAGTGGCATCGAATAACAGAACGGCTCACATTTACTTAATTCATCCGTTGGAATCACTTCATAATGCCATCCAATTACACTGTCTATTACTTCTTCGCTTTCCACTTCTATGACGTTAAACTCTCCGAATACTGCTTTTACAAGATCATCCGGATTACCATGGCACATCAAAATGTCGTTTTCCCATATTTCCTTGCCTTTTAAATCAGTCGAATTCGTATATTGGCAAATCGTATTTTCATCAACCAGAAATTCACCCTTAAGGCTTTTATCATAGATATGATTCTCGTCACTAAGATAGCCATGCACCCATGTTCCATTAAGATGCTCGTTACTATTCATTGTATGAATATGTTTCGCTCTGAAAAGTATTTCTCTATTCATAATATTCAACTGCCTCCAACTTTTTTCTGATTTCTTCTCTGATATTTTCATGCAACTCATTTAAATCCCATCCGTCAGCGTATGTAAATAATATATCTTCACCATCTTCCGTAAATGGTAAACCTTGCGCTACCCAAAACTTTGTACAGCTATCAAAACCAGTATCTTTGAAAATCTCGCAGTTATACAATTCTTCTAACTGCTTTTTAGAATATTTATTCTTCATCTCTCCTACCTCGCTTAACTACCGGAATATCCGAGAATACCACCGTGGCCCTCTCGTTTTCGGATGCCGCTACAACCACAATCTCTATGTCATCATATCCAAGTATGAATTCCGGAATGAGGTAGATTCCGTACTGCTCGACAGCTCCGTGATTATTTCTCATGTACTCAGATACAAATTCTAACTTTTCATCCAACAGATTGTGCGCTTCCTCTTCATCGTACCGCTTTGTCAAGTGTGTGATTGCCTGCTTTATGTTTAAGCTTCCTGTCCACCAGAAAAATGGCTCGATTTCTTCGATATACTCAAACTTGCTATCTGCTATAGCCTCTTTCATCTGCTTCCCTCCTTCTGCTTCATCCACCTTACGCATTTTCTTGATATATTCACGGACTGTCTGAACCGTTGAAAGCACTCCGTCATAAAATGGATCAATTCTTTCATGTTCTGCAATTGTTGCTTTTGTTTCTGCTTCTGCCTGATCCAGCCAATCAACCAAATCTCTCGCGTCTCTTTCTGTCATATCTTCTCCTTCTTTCCATTTCATCTTTTTCTTCGCAGTACATTAATCCCACATACTGTCCATAACTCATTCCTTCCTGTCTTGCTTTTGCATTTATCTCAGCCAGTTCGCTTTTCCAAGCTGTTGATTTCTGTCTTTTTGGCACTTGTCTGCTCCTTTCTCCTCCCTGCCGCATCCAGGGAGGAAGCTCTTGTTATCATGTTGCAGTATTGTGACATACTTTTATCTCCACGCCATTCAGCGGAGGTAACTATAGATAATTTTTCTTATATCTCGCCATCCACTCTTCTCTCGTATGTGTCTGCTCATATTCTGTCTGTGCTATTCTGCAGAGTAGTTCCCGCATTTCTCGATTATTGTGGACTGCTTCCGGTCCTTCTTTGTGATGATTCCGGCACAGATTCACCTTGAGTCCATCTGCTTCAGATAGTTCACGCTGGCCGGATCCGAACATAATATGGTGTTCTTCTGTGTATTGCTTGGAAGAATCGCCATAGAGTATCGAACAGAGATAGCAGACTCCCTTTCCACTCTTGAGGATGCTCTTTTTATGTGATTTCCTTTTTTTCTTGCAAGCTAATTTTGGAAATGCCATGTCTGAATAATCGATGCTCATAATGTAATCACCTTATTTCTTACTGAGTTCTTCTCCATTTTCATCCACCTCTGCTTCTAACCATTTCTTCCAATACTCTGCCGAATTCAACATCATGTGAGGCATCTCATTCACGGATGTTGCCATGTACAGTGCCATCTTGTATGATTCCATTGTCTTCATGCATTCCCATCTGCTGCCAGTTGGATGCTGTCCTGAGTTATCCACCTCCTCCGATTCCGTTCCTGTCTCTGTGTTTATCGCATTTTCTTCGACCGTCTTCGAATTATCCACACTGTTTTCCACATTTTCAGCCGTTTCAACAGTTGCACCGGTGCAATCCGGCTCTTCTCTCTGTATTTCCGGCGTTTTTACTGGTTCAGGAAGCATTTCCGGAAAATCTTTCTCAATCTCTGTCTGTCCGGGAATATCACTCGGAAGCTCTACCGGTTTCTCTTTTTCCTGTTTCTGTGCCTTTGGTGGTTTTGCTTTAACTACCTTTGACTCTTTTCTCTTCTCTTTCTTCGGTTGCACTGGTGCAATCTGCTCTTTTTCCGGATACTGCTGCCCGAAGAGATCTTCCCAATTCTTTTTTGCGTCTTCCTGTTCTGTGATGAGCACAAGATATCCTAAAATGTCACTCCATGCGTATCTTTCTTTTAAACTCTGCCTAACCACCTGCAGTATTACTTCGTCTTTCTCATCATTCAGGTATAACATGATTCTTCCGCAGCCTTGCGGTCTTACGCTGTAAAGCTTATCTCCGTCCGGTGCCAAGACGTCTTTGATCGGTTCTGTGCCTACGCTTGTCCTAACTGTTCCGTGTAGCTTCATGTACAGTTCCGGATCTTCCATGCAGATCTGATTGATCGCCTTCTCCAAATTGTTCAGATCTCTTTGTTCTTCTTTTTCGCCTTCCAGGATCACTTCAATGTCTGTAATCTTCTCTTCGCTTTCAATTTCTTCTTTGACTGCCTGGATCTCTGACTTACTGTATGCCGGTGTCAGCTCTTCTGCTACGCTTTCCGGAAGTGTCAACATTAGAGCCAGCTTTGCATATCCAAATCCTTTGTAATGCTCCTGCAGTCTCGGAGAGTAGCCACCCTCCGAGAATCTGTCATTGATTCTGATGTATCTTGATACCTGTGTAGCTTCAAGCTTGTATTCCTCCCAGGCGAATTCGTTTACATTGTTGTATCCGGAATTCTTTAGGATATCCGTATCTCTTCCCTGCTTCAGTAAATATCCCGTCATAACAAAATCTTCCACTGTTCTGTTCAGGACGGTGTTCATTGCTTTTTTATATTCTTCATAATCCTGGTACTGTACTAATTCCATCAAACCGCCTCCAGTTCTTTTTCTATCTCTTCTGCTTCAAGGAAATCTTCCGCTAATCCCTGAAGGACTCTTGTATTCTTTTTCTCTTCCAGCTCCGCAATATTGGCTTCTCTCTTGATCTTGCTGATCTTGGCCAACTTCTTATCTTCCTCTGTCAGACGTTTTCTGATTGCCTTCTGCCAGCTTTTCAGGAATACCCGGATTTCCTCGATTCCCGGCTCTTCGTCATAATAGCTTCTGTGCTGTCTGATTGTGCCTCCCGGCTCTACTTCAATCGTGTAGAATGGGATTCCCGGTGCTTCCTGTCTTCGCAGGAAACAGATATATGTCTCTCTGCTCTCGATCCTGTCAAAATATCGTTCACTGCTGCCGGCACAATGATGCAGCGCACGTCCTTCTTTTACGATATCCACCAGCGTGTTCGGTACAATGATCTTGTATTCTTCATTCTCATATTCGTATCGGCTTTTAATCTCTTTCAGAATTCCTTCCGCTTCCGGGAACTTCTCTCGCATCTCCTGCGCATAAGCTTCTTTTCCTTCCGCATTGCTTTCCAGCTCTTTTAGAATCTGTATCTGTTGCTGATCTACAACTGCCTCGTCATGTCTACGTTTTAACTCTCTTGGCCGATAGACCATCTCATCTGCCATATTCTTGTGGCATGCCTTGCACATGTTAAGATAGTCTTCGTATTCTTCCAGTACTTTTCCTGCTGTCAGATTCGGATACTGCTCTTTCTGCTGCCTCTTGATGTAATTCATGAGTTTCTGAGGACTCATGTATTTTTCAGCTTCTCCCATATCCAACGGATTAATCCTTTTTTCTATCATCCACTCGACCGTCTCTTTCGAAATTTTCTTTCCTGTTATGTCAGAATACTGCATCCAGCGCACGTACTCATTTCCGCCGTTTTCATCCCGGATCCGGTTGATCTTCTGACGGTCATTGATGCCGAACATCTCTTCTATGCTCTCTGCATAGATGTTTAACGGACCGAAATACGTTGTCGGATATCCCGGATATTCTGTATTTCCTACGGTATCTCGCAGAAGATTCCAAAACCGTCCCTTGCTCAGATATTCTATTTTCTCCGAATATCCTCTGATTCTTCCTGCACCGCAGATCAGTCTGTTATAATTCAACTTTCTTCCTTGCATTGAGAGGAATCGCAGGACATTGGAGGCATCTTCATAGATAGTTCCAACCAGTATTTTTCCAAATTCTCCCGGATAGAGATATCCTTCTCTTGCCCTTAGATTTCTCCTGTTCCCTTTCGTCCATCCCTCCAGATAGTCCTCATAATAGATCTTATATGCCTTTTCGCTCTTTCCTTTTGGCCATACCTTGTATAGCAGTATTCGGATCTCGTCTCCGAGCTGTACATAATGGCGGCCACCTTCCCATCCGACTGTTGCATCTATGATTCTGAGCACACTTGTGTCTTCATCCACCGGTTCCAACAAATAGCAGCTCTCCGTTTTCTTCACAATATGATCTGTTCTTGTCTTGGCCATTACCAGCTTCCCACAATTGGGACAGAACACCATGTCGTTATGCCGGATCTTTTTTCCTCCATCTTGTCTCTGGATCTCTGCTGCCGTACTTGCTTCTCCACAGTTCGTACAGGTATATTTTTTCGTATTCCGGTCACGGAACATATAATCTTCCCCTGCAGATCTCTCGAAGAACCAGCTCCGCAGATCTTTTGGCGCATCCGGAACTTTTCTCATCACGTCCATCAGTCGTTCATGTCTATTTACTGCTGTATTCCATCTTATTTTTCTGTTATACTCTCCCTCCAACGCTCTGATTCTCTCCCAGCCGTTATTGTCCCACGACCTCTGCTTGATCAGCTTGCTGAGGCGTTTCGCATCTTTCGTTTCCAGCTTTGGATAATTCTTATACTGTCTCCGCTCCCAGTCTCGCCACTTCTCATTCAATGCAGACATGATAGAGCCTTTTCTCCATCCGTCCTTTTCTTTCCAATACTCATGTTCTCCTGTCTCATAGTTGATGCAATATCTCGTCAGTAGTTCTCTGTCGAAAAATATATTCAGAATAAGGACCTGTCCCAGTTCCTGTAATGTCGCTACATGTCCCTCCTCTTTGGTTTTCAGCGGTTTCAGCCGTTCAATTTCTTTCCGTCTCATACATGCACCTCCACCCATCTCCTGTCCGGTGTCAGCGTGTAATACTGAAAGTCTTTCGTCCGCACATCATTCACTTTCCGGATGCTTGCCGCGATAATCTCTCCGTCAGCATTTTCAAGGATCAGTCCGATTACGGTTCCACGATTTCCAGCCACAACCGGGTTTTTGCCTCTCGCAATTGCAATCTTATCTGTTCCGATCGCCTCCGCATCATCTTCCTGTATACACACTCCTCCTGTGATCACGCGCCAATCTCTTTTCGGATGCTCGATAATGTATCTCATTGCTACTAATGCAATTTCTGTCAGATTCAGCTCTTTTTCCAGTGTCAGGCTTGTGGATACGACCATAGAGCATCCGTCTTCCTCATCAATGCTCCCACCTGCCTCGCACCGGAAGAAGCGGTTCTTTCCGTCAAGTGTGTACCAGTTCAGACAATCCATGATATATTCTGCCGCATGGAATCCTGTGGATCTTGTCTTACTTTTCTCTTCCGTGTAGGTCTTTCCCGGTTCATACTGGAATGTTCCATTTCCGTGGGTTGCCTGCAGTTTCTCATTAAATCCCTTGTATACGATCATTTTTTCTCACCTAGATAATACCCTCTCACAATCTCTTTGATCTGTGCCTTTCCCGGTATGCTGATATACAACGGTGGTGTCAGTCCTGCTGCCTTTGTGATCCTGTCATCCAACTGTGCTTTGTCGTTAAATGCATTCTTTAAGATCAGAGCCATACAGTCTTTCAATGACTTTCCTTTTCTTCTGACCGCAAGAGCCATCTTTTCATCCTCTAAACATAACTGCTCGATAAAATCCGTCCAGTCTCTCAATGCTCCTGTCAGACTCAGATCTTTTGCTTCCAGTTCCAGCTTTCCCATAGCTGCAAGACTCGGTGTTGTCAGCTCCTCGATTGCACCGGTGCAAAAGTCCTCTGCGTCTTCCGGATCCAATCCGTTCTCTTCTGTGATTGTTTTGATTGCTTCTAAGTCTCCCTCTTCCAACTGTGCTTTGGCTGCACGGTTGATTTCCTCGTAAGAATCAAATTCTCCAAACTTCTCAAACATCTTTATACCTCTTCTCCTTGCAAGTACGCTTCAAGCGTCCTTTTATACTCACTGTTGTTTTCGTATACGATCTCTATCTCGTGTTCTTTGCTCTCTTCCAGGAACAACTGCCACAGTTCCTTGTTCTGTATGTCTTTTCCATCCGACTTTCTCCACTCTGCACGTCTCCACTTTTCCGGATTGTCTGCCTGAACCATATTGCGGATAAATGTATTCCCTGTGTAGAATATGATATGGCATGACTCTGTGAATCTCTGCATTGCCCGAACCATGGCTAATAGTACGCTACGGTTATAGGTTGTTTCCTGTTCACTTCCTTGCAGGAATCGGTCTTCCGTCTTCCCATTTTTCCTTGTAAACGCTAAAGCTGCCGCATATTTTCCATACTTCGGTTTTGACGGACCTGTGATCGTTGTCTCTATGTAGACTTTCACTGTCTTCATGTCTTCAAATCCTCCTGTTCAACCGGATCAATGTGTATCTCCGGTACTTGAACCCAGTGGCCGGATTGATTCCTTCATAGCTCTTGGCAACGTAATAGCCGTTCTTCTGTTTGATCTCTTTTGGCCATCTTGCCAGTTTTTTCTTCTTTGGTGGTTTCAGTGGCATGTTCCTCGAAGTGCTGTAACTGGATTCGCTGAGTCTTGGCTTGTCCCTCTTTCCGTCTTCCCTCTTTTCTCCCACCTTCTCGTTTTTGGTGATGTAGGATGCAAGCTGTGAAAAATCCTCTTCATAGTATTTGCTTTTCTCCAGTTGTTCTGCATAGATTCCACCGTGTGGCCAACATTCCTCTACCCAGCGGATCGTATCTCGGCATCCGGTGATAACCATGTGAACGTGCCATGCTCCCTTGGTCCCTTTCTCAATGTTCCGGATCCAGCGCAATTCGATCTGTTCTTTCTTGTATCTTGTCCTTAGCTTGCTTATCAGATTCGTGAAATCCTTCTTTGCTTTCGCCATGTCCGGAGGTCTTTCTTCGACCCTGTATGTCAGTGTCAGGAAGTAATCTCCCTTGCCAAAGTACTCCAACAATCTGTGTCTGGCCGTCTCCGCCTTATTCATAGCATTCACTACTGCCATCTGCTCCGGTGTAGGCTTTCTCTTCTTTTCTCTTGGCAGTCCCCTTGCTCCATACCTGCCATCATGGTATTCCTTCACCTCCAGGATGTCTCCTTTCCGGAAGGTGTGTGTTACTCTCTTCGTTGCCATCGTATACCTCTATCTTTAATATCTTAATCGAGTATTAAAATGGGGCAGAACCCCCGTTTTTCTTGACTTCCTGCCCCACAGATGTTAAGATAATAATGTCTTTAATATCTGCGAGACAGAAGTCTTGCATTCAACACTTCCGTTACCTCCGGAAGTGTTATTTTTTTATCTGTTTTTCCAGCGTCCTTGCGATCGAATTCAGCGCATAGAAGCTTGCTGATACAGCCAGTCCGATCAGGACGCGCTCCAGCGTTGACTCCGGTGCTTTGACCGATATGGAATATGTAATTGCTGCTCCGGAAGCATAGAAGAGTCCAACAAGCATTCCAACGCCTGTGATAAACCTTGTTCTCCAAAGGCTCATTCTAATATGATGTATTCTCCTTTGTTCTTCTTCCTGGCGTACTCGTTCGCCTCTTCCCATGTCCCAGAGCAACAGCCCAGTTCCTGTGTTTTCGTCCATCTGATAATCCATATGTGGTCTTTCTCCCTTCTTCCTCGTTTCTGGCTCATTTCTCACCTTCTGTATGGTTTTCTTCTTTTATTCCTATTTCGGTGCATCCCTCACGCAACAGCTGATTTATGATCGCAGATGCCTGAGTGTCACTGAATGCTTTTCTTGTGATTTTATTTCCCTTGTGTTTTGCTGTAATGATATACATCCGCTGCGCCCTCCTTCTTTCTTGTATGATGCACACGGATAACATCGACTGCGTTCCATACAGCTGTTTCTGTGTTGACAGTAACAACAATCCTCCATGCTTGTCCCTTTCCACCGCCTAAGCGGTTTTATCCTTTCTTGATCTCAGATGCTCGTTTATGATAGTTGATACATCATTGATCACTTTTTCATGCTCTTTTTCGCTTTTCCCCAGATAAGCAGAATCATCGAATTTATATGTGCATCCGCTTTCTGTCTTTTTGATCTCTACGATCACCTGCATCACCTCCTAGAAAAGTTTATGTGTTACAGTTTGTACTTGTTGCTATTTTCTATTTCTTCTCCTATACTTTCCTTACAGGCTCTCGCTAGAGCCGAGTACAAAAGCAAGGAGTTTTTCATGGCAAGTACTAATTTTCTAAGTAAAGAATCTTTTAAATTGCTGAAGCATTTTTCGAAAGTCACTTCGATTGCTCCGCCTGAATCAAACGCTCTTCCTGAAGACTGTCTAGATCAATTAGTCTCTTCTGCATTTGTCACTCGTTCCGTGTCAACAATAGATGTTGATACGATGGCTAGTGAATTTTCCTATGCTATTACTGAAGCTGGAAAAGGTTATCTTCGCTATTTAAAAAACGAATCACGCAAAAAATGGATTCCTTACACTATTACAACCATCATTTCTGTTTTAGCCCTTATGAAGTCTTACGGGCACGGCATTGATGATATTATCCTTTGGTGTATGCAGCGATTAATGCGATAATTGAAATAATCGCCGGAAGCCACGGGTGTCGTTCTGGAAACGATGCCCAATCTATTTTTCTTTTCATCTCTTCTCACCCCACCTTCTTCTCAGGACCATCTTTCTCCATTGCATCTCTTGCCTTGAGCACTTCTACGCTTCCCTTTACTACCAGGAGGCTTTCTTTGTCTAAATGCTTTAGGTTCTCTACAGTTTCTTCAATTAATCTTTTCTGTTCTTCACTCATGTTGTTCGCCTCACTTTCTTTGTGCTTATGTTGCAATTATATGTCACATACTTGCAAATGTCAATACTGTTTTTGCAACATTGTTGCATTTTTATCTTGATATATATGCTTTGTTGTGATATGATAAAGTCATAGCGAAGGGAGGTGCAACATGAACGAACGTATAAAAGAACTCCGGAAAAATCTAAAATTAACACAGCAGGAGTTTGCTGACGCTCTCAATATAAAAAGAGGTGCTGTAGCCAATTATGAAATAGGAAGAAACGAGCCTATTGATGCTGTAATTTCATTGATCTGTAAAACATTTAATGTAAATGAAGAATGGCTCCGATCCGGAGCTGGTGATATGTTCTTGGAGCTTCCTGAAGAAGATGAAGAAGCTGCTTATGTATCTGAATTGCTGGAAGACAGTGATAATGATTTGTATAAGTTGATTAAGGAAATCATGCACACATATCATGAATTGTCTCCTAAATCAAAGGAAGTAATCCGTGATTTCAGTGCCAAGTTGCGAGAGAACATAAAAAAAGGAAGCTAATGCTTCCTTCTTTCTAAATGTCTTTTTAAGATGGTGTAGAGCTGGCGAAGAAATTTTTCATCTGAATCGTCAATTTTCTTCACCATTCCTATGATAAGTTGTTTAGATACATTGTTCATTATGTTATCCCTCCGTTCCCAGCAAGAACGCTCTTCGAAATTCCTTGATTTCATCATACAACATTTGTATATAGAAATCAATGTTTTATCGAACATCTGTTCTTTTTTACTTAGGAACTTTAGGGATTGCTATTATTAGGAAAGCCTGCTCAAATATTTATAGAGTAGGTTCTGATCAGGATTGTGGTGTTCCTGATTGGCAGGCACACAAATGAGGGTAAATTTATGGGATTAAGATTTAGAAAAAGTTTCAAGGTTGCTCCTGGAGTAAAAGTAAACTTGAACAAGAAAAGTACAAGTGTAACGTTTGGTGGAAAAGGTGTTCACAAAACATATAGCTCTTCTGGAAAGAAAACAACATCTGTCGGCATTCCAGGTACCGGCGCATACTACACTACTTCTTCCGGTGGTGGATCTGGTAGTAAAAAACCATCCAGTCATAAAAGGATTTCTACAGACAACTTAGATCCAGTCCTTACGGAAGACCTTTCTTTTCAGAATAATGTTGCCGATGGTTCAAGCGCCTCGCTTGATAAATTAACAACGGATTCTTTGAAGCGCTATAAAATAATCTCTGCGATACTGTCCGCTTTTCTGTTTTTCGTTGCGCTAATCGGTTTCGCCGGTGGAAGTGCTTTGGCAACAGTAATTTGTTTGATTTTCGGCGGTATCACCCTTGCAATGTCAATCACCTATTCAAAAGAGATTAAAAAACGACTTTCATCCGAAAGTAGTTTCGGTTCATCTACATTTTCAGGTACCTCTCCAGATATAGATGATAAGCCATCCAAAAAGAAGATGGGGTGTGGATGCCTTACAGCTGTCGTTCTTTTCTTCCTTGTGATCGGAGCTATTTCATCATGCACCGATTCCGGTGATAAGAATACGGAAAAGAATGCAGAAAAAGTTGAGGACACGAAACCAGTAGTTGCAGCTCTTGAAAGTTTGAGCATTTCAGCTGATACAGATCAGACTTATGATATTAATACAGAGGTTCCGGTAACACTTACCGTAACACCGGCCGATGCTAATATTGATAACCTGACTTTAAATGGATCCGAATGCACCTTTGCTTCTGATGATAACGGAAACCTTACATTTTCAGCAAGCGGAGCTGGTTCTTATATAATCACTGTTTCATGCGATGGCATTGAAAGTAATTCCCTGACTTTCAATGTTGAAGACAAGGCTGCTATTGCTGCTGAAGCAGAAGCTGCAGGACAAGCAGGGCTCGAAGCTCAACAAACTACTGAAGAACCCAATCAATCAGATGTTGTTCAGCAAACACAAGAACCTCAAGAAGAAATGGTTTGGATTTCTGCTACTGGTAGCAAATACCACAGTAGACCAGATTGTGGTCAAATGGATCCGAGTACTTCCTGGCAACTTTCTGTTTCTGAAGCTGAGGCACAAGGTTACGAGCCTTGTAAAAAGTGTCATTAGTTATTAGATAATTTGACGATTTTCAGATGATATTTTACAGTCATAACAGCTAAAATAAAAAACCGCTCCTGCGCCAACAGGAACGGTCAACTGGGGAAGCACACGCCAATGTGCTTTAGTAACTCCGAAGAGATACTGTCTTACCAAAGAATATTGTATCATCTTCGGTGCAGTCGCACAATCAGAACTTACGTTCTATGTATGACTGTTATTTCTGTC